TCCTCAATGCTCTGGTTTATTCCCTTTGCCAGTTCTTCGACTGACTTTTCTTCTGGTGTCATTGTTACAATTTTAATGATTGGTAAAACTTAATTATTCTGTCCTGCTCAGTGAGTGCGGGCGGGTCCTGTGGAGGAGTGCCCTGCGGGTCAGCTTTTGCAAGTAACATTTTTAATTTATTATAAAGTGCTTCAATCTCTTTTGCCTTTTCATCTGAGTAATTGCCCTCACGCATCATTAGCTCGAGGTCGTCCATACTCTTGATGTCAATCAGCGGGGTCTGCTGATTTGCACCCCAACCATATACGGTTGAAAACTCCATCAGAAGCCTCCACTCACTAACCCTGCGAACGTATTTATTATTAGAGCGATCCTCTTCAAACTTAATAGGCATAACTCTCACTGAGTGTTGAAGGGTTTTGTTGTGTTGCGCAAATAACTTATAGTCCTCAAACACATCACGCGCAATCTGCTTGTTAAGATTTAACTGTGATACTGCTATTGCCCCTATCTCATCTTCATAGAGTTTAATCGGAACGCCTATCAATTGGTTACGGTCATGGTTCAACCAATGCTGAATTGAGTCACCATTGTTTTTGAACGTACGCTTAAACGACCCCGGAAGTGACATATCACTGTCGCTGTCCTCGACGTTAAAAGCGTTAATGTATACCGTGACAATACCCTTTGTGGTGTCGAGGTCCTTGACCTGCTGTTCGAGATACTTTGTTAAAACCTTTTCCATTATGACAGACTTTCGTACATGCTACATAAACAATTTATTGTTTCACCGGCACTTCCTTTCGGATCACCCGGATATTGCAAAAACTCACTGCCCACTTCAAAGGGCTCGTTTAGTCCTACTTTCTGGCCGTCAGCATCCATGTGAGTAGGGCGGGATTTTTCGGTAAAAGCCGAAAGCCACACTTTTTTCATCTCTACCCCTATGCTTTTCATGCCTTCAAGTGATCCGTAATTCGACGCCCGATTGACTTCTGTCCTTACGATTCTTTCAGTCCGATATCGTGCTGCCCGATGCCATTCGCTTTGTATCCTGTCTCTTAACATTGTTATACCTTCGCTAGCCGTCAGATTGCGGTCAATAATCTCGGTGGTTAAGTCTCTGACAAGCTCCTTAATAAGACTAAGAGAGGTATCCCCAACGGCAGTAATAGTTGATCCGCCGTAAATACGTAAATAAGTCCTGACGTTGTCCTGAATCATATCCTCAAATATCTCGCTATCCCCTTTTAAATAAGACTTCTTCAATGCTGCACGTTTTTTTTTCGCAAAATCAACAGCCGTTGTAAGATATAACTGCTTATATGTTTCCTCAACCGGAGAGTTATCAATCAATACAGGAATAAAGTCCCTGATGTCGTTTGCCTCCTTTAGTAATTCAAGCACAGGCACTATCTGACGGTCAATGGCAGATACAAACAATGGCCTAAACGCACGTCGGTATGATACCTTCTGACGGTCCTGCGCAAGCCAAAGTTTCTGCCTGTTTGTCATTTTACGAGTTTCGTTTCTTTAATCTTCTGCTTAGCGGTGAATTCACTGAGATTGTCCACTGTGATAGATTCTGCACACGCTTCACGCTGCCTGATTAAAAGCTGTTCAACCTCTTTCTCGGTATATGTTTTCTTCCCGAAAAGCTTTTCTTCACTTGCAATCTTTGCCATTACATTTGATTTTGTATATTGTGATCCTTATAAAACTTATCACTGTTATCAATCGCCGTCTCTTCATACCCAAGCGGGACACGGCTGACATTTTGATATCTAACCTGCATCTCAGGCAACCCCGTAGCTTCGAGCCCAAGTAATTCAAGGTATTCATCCCCCGTGACAACACCGTCATTGTACAGCTTACTCACCCACTCAACTTTCTTAACCTTGTCTTCCTGAAGTGCCTCAATGCCAGAAAAATCAGGCTTCAGATAAAAATCACCATAGGCCCGGAGTATCTGATTAAAACCTGAACAGAACTGAGTGACATCAGGGATGATCCTATTGGTATAAATCGCTTTTGATGCTTCGAGTTGGTTATTATAGGCAGCTCCGTTGGGATCATTCAATAGCCATGACGGGACCTGCCAAAGATTTGCAAGCACCCTCCGCCCGTGTTCTGACATCGCAACAACCTCAAGCTCTTTCAGGTTGTCATAGCCTATTTTTGTATAATTAAGTTTACCTAAAGTAAAGATAGGAATTGCCATATTGTCAACTCCCTGATACTTTGTTTTATATCTCTCTCTAAACTTAGACTCTTGCTCCTGGATCATCCCCGCATCGACGTTATCACTTTCCTTTGAGAGGATCCCCGGAGGATGACCAAATGCATACATCTTTGCCGTCACCTCATAGCCTTTGTTTTGAGAGTTAACGATACTGGCTGCTACTTTCAGTGGTGACATTCCCCGGAAGTTTTTACCTCCTTCAAATGTTAAAGTAGGGGCAAAACGCTCATGCCACACGTCAGATGCCTGAATCTTATATGTTTCATTCAGATTTAAATAATATTCTCCTATGGGTTTGCGCCATCCCCAACTCTTAATCTCTACATTCTGAGATGGCATGACCAGTAATCCATCCTGAGTGATTTTCCCTGCATTTAATCCTGCCGGATAGCGAGGTGCATACGTTATCGCCTCCCCGGTTATCAGATATGAAATATGCCACAACCGGCAAAACTCAAAGAAATTCTGATAGTAGTTTGTCTGCTCGAACAGCTTTTCAATCTCCTTATCCTCAACCTCGACCTCCTTGCCTCCCTGCATTCT